TTTCCGGATTTGAATTCCTTCACAACCTCGGCGGGACTGTCGTCTGCATAAAGGGTCGCTTCCACAAGTTCGACTGACAGATCAGCCTTCATCGCTTTGGCAAGCTGAACGGGAGCGCCGTAGGTTTCGGCTCCGTTGGCACCTTCCGTTATCTTTGCATAATAGAGCTTATCAAGCCCGATAGTAGCCATTCTCTATTCCTCCAGTTCGTAATATTTCGCCACATCGATGGCGTAGTGGTGATAGCCGGTATCATCCTCGTGTCCGATATACCGGCGGTCGGTTATAACAAAATCAGCCTGGAGGAGTATCCCCACAAGCTGATTCTTTCTTTGTAAATAGTTGTTTTTACTGAACAGTGAAACCCTGACCTCGTTTATATCCGCAAGCGGTTTATTATCACCGAAAACAGTAAAGGTGTCGGTTAAGGGAGTCAGTACCAAGTATTCATCGGGAGGCACGCCGCTGAAGACACCTGTTTCGACAGGGATATTTATGGTTTCAAACAGTGCGTTTAATTCGGACAATATACTCATAGCTTATCAATCTCGCTTTCCAGTTTGTCTGTCATAGCCTCGATACAAGCGTCTTTTGATTTGCTCTTGGCGGGTTTCAGAAAAGGCTTCGGGGTTTGACCATGCTTGCCGTATTCGAGGATGTTAGCAATTTTAGCATTACTGCCGCCATCCGAACGCGGCTCTTTAAAGCCTATCTTCACGTTAAAGTTGCCATCCCTGTCCTGCTTTGCCGGAGATACGCCAAGTGCCGATTCAAGCTCGCCAGTGGAACGGCTTTCAATTTTTGTGTTTTTACCAACCACAGAGGAAAGGTTGCTTTTTACCTTGTCATATACGACTTCGGCACCAGCTTCAAGAACCTTAGGTATGATTTCGTCGGTTTTTTCAGCCAGCTTTGACACCTTTAGGAGGAAGTCTTCCGGCATTTTGAAATCGACCTTAGCCATCAGAACTCACCGCCAATACTTCAAGATACATTCCACGGCCCTTTACATTTTCAACCGAGTATATGTTGTAGCGTTTGCCTTCACAGGTAATAACGTGGCGGTTGGTCAGTTCGAATCCCGGTATTGCGCGTAAGCGGAACAAGGCGTTAACCTCACTGCTCTGAGACATATTGCGCCACTTTTCTGTGGAGTTCTTTTGCTCACAATATGCTCTGACTGAAACAAGAACAGTGTCCCCGTGATTTACAAAGCCGTCGGCGTCCTTGACCGGTTCTACTGATATGATGTCAATGAAGGAATTCATCTTACCAAAACTCATGCTCACACCTTCCAATCCCGGTCGAGCCGCAGAAGGAGGTTGACCGTATTCCATACCTGCTGTCCGGCTTGCACGTTGTCGGCAAAAAAGCCGCCAGTGCTGCCGTCCCTTGATTCATAGAAGTGGGACGACAGCATAATGACGGCTTGCTCTGTGGTAGGCGGCATCTGATGATCTGTGTAGAAGTTTTCTGTGAGATGCTGATAACTTTCGGCGTATTTAACTGCGGCGGTGATGTACATCTGCAGTAGTTCATCGTCCGCCGTGTGTTCAAGGATGAGATTTGCCTTTACTTTTTCAAGCAGCGTCATACCGCCACCGTCCTTTCATTATTCTTCCGGTTCTGCGATGACCACAGTGAAGGTTGCTTCGGGATAGCCGGAAGCCCAGAGTGTGAAGACCTTCGGCGTATTTATGATTTCATCGCATTTTAGCCACATGACAATATCTCCGGCTGAACCACCGACAGTAGTGGCTTCAGCAGCATCAGCGGCTGTAAGTTGAGAGCCGTTATACTTAACCGCAGTAATATCTGCAAGTCCTGTTGTAATGAGCATACCAATCCACTTGTGCGTACCCTGCGCCGGATTAGAACTTGGAAAAGCAATCAGCTCAGATACAGGCACAGCTACGGTAATAATGTCGTCCTCAATGGTGATCGCCGTAACCTTACTTTGGTTGGCGATTATATCCTCGCCACTGGGTGTGGGGATTTTAGAAACCGATACATTCCATGCATCCGGAGTCATAAGCCCTGCATCTTTCAGTTTGAGTAGTAGAGCGTTGAAATCGTCCTTGATTCCGGCTACAGTGGTTGCCGTGCTTGCTGCTTGGTTATTTGCAGAAGGAAGCCCCGTTACCGAGGCTCCCTCCCTGATTTCCAGTGTTCCGCCGATGACGGTTTTCTCACCGCCCTGTTCGGTGTAGTTCTTCGCGTTATATTCGCTCATATCGTTACCTCCTTAGGCGTGTTGCTTGAGTAGCTTGATGCCTTCAGGCAGTACTGTCTTAGCGTCAACACGCTGGAAAGCGTAGAAGCCAGTCTGAAGGTTGGCGATGTGGAGCTCGTCTGCACGGCGAACAGTTCTGCCGGTACGGTCCGCAATCCAGTAGTTCTGTAAATCGCCGAAAGCGACTGTGTAGGCACCTGCCGCTATGGTCGGAGCATACTGAGAAACATATACAGGGAAACCGAGCAGACGGTCAGGCTGACCAGCCTGCAGAGAAGGCTGCCACATATATGCACCGTTACCGTCCTTGAGCTTGCGGACGCTTGCGAGGGTGCCGCTGCCAAGCACAAACACAGCATTTTTCTTATAACCGTCCTTGAGCGCGTAGGTCAGGTCGATAAGCTCGTCCGCCTTGATGTCTCCGGCAGTAGCGGTAGTCACGCCAAGGTCACCGCCGCTCGCGGTGAAGATTCCGGTAGGCTGACCGCTGCCGGTGCCGACGCAGAAAGCCTGTTCCTCTTTAGCTGCAAAAGCGCGGGCAAAGTTGTCGATGAGGTGGGCCTGAAGGTCGAACATGGAGTCCTCAAGCAGTTCCTCGGAGACCAGCGCTGCCGCACGAAGCGTGAACGCATCGAGAGAGAGCTGGTTGAAGGTAGGAGTGGATGGCGTAAACACGCCGGACTCAGCTACCCAATCGGCAGAAACATCAGTAAGCGCCACATTAATTCTGTGCGGTGCTGCAGTTGTGATGACCTTTGCCAGAGAACGGATTACATTCTCGCGGGCAAGTGCCTTAACGAGAGTGTTGTCGAATTCCAGCGGAACAAGATAACCACCGGTGGAAGAAGTGCCTTCCTCCATGACATTGTGGACAGGGCGCTTGCCGCGAATGAGATTATAGAAATCCTCACGGTATTCNNCAATCTGACGAGCCATTGCGTCAACGTCCGCGAGCATTTTGTCATAGGTGGCGTTGTCTTCTGCAGACAGGACGCCGTCCTTGGCGCGGGTGTCGAGGAACGCCTTTGCCGCATCCCACGCCTTTGCGCGTTTTTCACGCATTTCGAGTACCTTTTTCATAATCAAATACCTCCGTTAAATGTATTTACGGGCTTGCAGTTTCTGCATAGCCTCGGTGATGGAAACGCCAGTCGGCGCGTCCAGCTTCTTTTGCTCCGCCTTCGGAGTGGGTTTCGTTATAATTTTGTTGAATAGCGCGTTAGTGACTGCCCTGCGGCTGAAAGCAAAAACGATGTCGTCGGTGTGGCCGCGTTTGGCGTCCTCCAAGATGCCGTCCGCGAAGCCAAGCTCCACCGCCTTGTTTGCGTTCATATAGGTCTCGCCGTCCATGAGATGAGAAATTTTTGCGCGGGACTGCCCAGTCTTGATTTCGTAGGCGTTGATAATGGATTCCTTAACTTCGTCCAGCATGGCAATGGCTTTTTGCATTTCCTCGGTGTCGCCGATTGCTACCGTGAGTGGATTGTGAATCATCATAAGCGCCGTAGGTGCCATGAGCACCTGCGTACCCGCCATTGCGATCACTGATGCCGCCGAAGCAGCAATACCGTCAATCTTGACTGTGACTTCATGCGGGTAATCCATGAGCATAGCGTAGATTTGACTTGCCGCTACGCAGTCGCCGCCGGGTGAATTAATCCACACGACAATATCGCTGTCGCCGGACATCA